ATAGTCTTCCCCTAAAGTTCCTTTGCAAGTACAGCCCATTTTGGTTTGTACCCTTCGTCTTTCAAAAATGTCTCTGACCAGCCCCTTCGGCCTGCCAGAGTCACCCTGGTGCAGCCAACAGACTTGCCCCAGGATTCGATCAATGGTCGCATCCGTGAGAGTTCATCTAGGTCGCCACCAGCCAGAAAATAATGCAAATTCTTGAGCCTGGGATAGACAATGATCTCTGTCAATACCACCGAGTCCTTGGCTGGCCACAATTGCAATCTGTGATCCTCAACCATCTCAGCGACATCGTCAAAATTATGTGTGCCTCCACTGTATTCTAAAGCAGCCTCCACATGGTGGCGCAGTCTTTCCAGTTGTTCTTGGTCACTCATCGCTTACCAGCTGGGACAGCATCAAGCCTCATCACCCCGACCCGCCAATCAGCCAAAGTGTTGCCAGTGACCCTCATATTGACTTGGCGGCCAGAGAACCTGACAGAAGTCGGGTTGGCTGCCGTGTATGGTCCAAATGACGATTGAGTGCCAGTCGGGTAATTTCGGGTTTTGAATGAGACCACCGCCTCACCCAAGGTCTGCTCGTCTGGGACAACTTGACGCACCGACATGATGTTGTCGCCATTGCCCAATTGGACTGGGCCACTTTCAGCGTAAAGGCTGGCGCTGTCATAGTTAAAGCCGACCTCATGCTCGTAGATATACCCATCACTTGAAACCATCAAGGGATAGGTAAACACTCCGGCATCGACCCCAGCAGTTCTGGCCAATGTGCCAATGTTCCAGTGGTTTTCGCGATAGTTGAAAGTGACATAACTGTCATTCTCATTGCTTGATGCGCTTGGGTAATACCACCAAATCTCACCATACTTGCTGACATGGACCGCATAAATTTTGGAGGCTTGGGCATAGTTGATGTTGTCAAATATGTAATCTGACACATCACTTGGCAGTGGCTTGACATACCCGTCATAAATCCAAAAGCCTGCGCGTGACATCCAAATGGCTGCCGTATCAATGGCCGCCACCGCTTGGGCCGAAATGAGACCGCAGCCAGAGCCAGCCTTCTCAAAGCCATAGACAAATGGAGCGCCAACATACTGGGCCGTGTGGACATCCACATCTGTAAACAGTAAGTTGACACCCTTGACCCGCTTGCCAGCAATGAGTGAGCCAGGCGTGGCTAAGTCATAGTCGCCTGCAAGGTTGTCGCCTGCTGGTGTCCACTGGGTATTGTTCTCTTGGTCGCACCACTGCACCTTGCGTGGGTTTCCACCAGCGCCAAGGGCAAAGATAATGCGCTCTTGCGTGACCAAAACTGCCTTGTTGCCAGTTGGTGCATTGGTAATGGCTGCGGCCAGTGTGGGCGTTGCAAATCCCAATTGCCACTCATAAATCTTGCCATCGGTGCTGGAGCAAGCAATCAAATACTCGCCCCATGTATCGAGTGACCAGGTGGTGGCAGGGATTGGTGTGCCAGTGTCTGGCCTTGCAATGCCATAGGCAAACGTGCCATAGGTGCTGTAGCCATAGCCTGTCAGGGTTGTGGAGCTTGCGTAGCCACTGGTGAATCCCGTTGGCGTAATGTCTTTGAGTGTCCCCGCCTCATTCATGGCGTAGAGCTTGGAGTGTGTTCCAGCGCCAATGTATCGGTTGCCACTGTTATCGCGCCAAGTGATGATGCCTCGGCATGAGCCAGTCATCTGTGAGCTTGACCTGGTACGCCATCCATTGATGGGCCTGAGTGTCCCCTCATACCAGCGCACTAGGTTTGCGTCATACCAGCGGCCTGCTGCCTGGTATTCAGTACCATTTCGGAAAACACCTGGGGGTAGCTTTAAAGGTATGTACATGGCAGTATTTAGGTAATGTTTGAGACAAAGCTCATTGTGACAATGGCTGATGGGACTGCTGGCCTTGTGGGGCTTGTTCCGGCAGGGTATTGCTCAATGGATACACCCGTGTCGGTTGGCCTCCACATTATCTCAACATAGTTGGTCGCATTTAAGCTCACAAAGTAATTCATGGCTGCAATGATGTGATACGGGTCGCCAACACCTTTTCTAGGTGCAAATCCAAATCGACTGTTTGAATTGGCCACATTTGTGCCATTGACCCGAAACCAGACATCCACATCTTGAGACGCATTTGTCGTATTTGTAAACTGAATGGAAAACTGCAAGTTCCAGATTCCGGCATCGGCCACAGTGATTCTGGACCCACTGGCCACAGTCACACCATTGGCAAAGTCTGTGGTGTTGAATGTGACCGCATAGGCCGTAGTGGTGTTGGCAGCCACTTGGTCGGTCGAGTCTTGAAAAGCCCCATAGGGTGCATTCATAAACCGACCGCCTCTTGGTCCAAACAAAGAACCCAGCACACTGGCCAGCTTTTTGAAGTAAATAGTCAAAGAGCCATTGTTCTCATTGAAATGCCTGCGCTCATACACCTCGGTGGGATAACCAAGGGTCGGTGGTGCTGGATTCTCAAGTTGTTGTGTTTGGCTGGCCATGGCTAATTATGTCAGGACAGACAGTGCATGGTTGATGTGTTTGATCCGATCATCTAGGCCAATAAACCCGCCATTGATCTTTTTGGTCATGGTCCGATAGTCTTGGCTGTCTGCATACTGGTTGAGCTTGTGGGTGTCCCAAAACCATCCGGCAGTCATAGCGGCATAACGGGGTGTAGCAACCAGCTCAGGCTCCATAACAAAGTCAACACCACATGATTGGCCAGCGTGAAAATAATTTGCATGGCCAGTAAGCTGAATGCAACCACGGCCACGAAAACGATACCCATCTCCAGATGCTTCATCTCTATTCCCCATACGATTTGAGTAAACAGTATTTGCGATAAGTCGTGGATTTCTCTGACAAGCCTGCGCCTTGGCCGCATCAAAGCGCCTTGGCCATAGCTTTTGCAAAGCCTCTGCCCTGTAATTCAAGTTTTCTTCCAAGACTCTAAAGTTGCCACACTCATGGCCACACTGGCCAATAAAGGCGGCCTGTCTCAGTGGCGTTGAAATGTCAAAGCGCTGGAAAGTCTCATTAAGCGCATCGACCCACTCTGGACCAATGTGCAGTTGCTGGAGCTGCTGACTATTGACCATTGACAAGTCTCCTTACTTCTTCGTAGGCGCTGGCGCAGGCGTTGAGCTTGGTGATGGCTTTGTCTCCTTCGGCTGCGATGTCGATAAGAGCTGCAATAGTCTGTCGCTCAGATTCGCTTGCATCGGGCTGGCTGGGTTGTGTATCTCCAGTGGCAGCGCTGGCACTTGCATTGTTTTGTGGACAACTTGGGGCTGGGAGGCGCAGCCGACCAGTCCGAGCAAGCTCATGCATAGCAGACTGTTTTTTCTTGACATCATCTTGGGCCTTTCTGAGTTTCGTTTCCTGATCTTGCAGTTTCTCGCCAAGCTCTTTCTCTTTGGCTCTGGCTTCATCATTCTTTTGGGCAATGGCAATCTTCATGTCATTGTCCCTGTCTTCCCAGCCAAAGTGATAGCCACCTCGGTAAGAGCCAAACAAGGCAATGCCAATTGCCAGGGCGATATAGGGTAATGGGATGCCAAACATTATTCTGACTCCTGTCTGGCCTGCGCCAGCTGTTCGCGCTCATGGTCATCCTCAAGATGGTCCGGTGGCGTGTCTGGTGGTGGACCAGGAGTCCAAGACTCGTCTAGCTCTGGATTGGTCCACTTGGGCATGGCGCCAAACGGCTGATTTGGTATGCCATTGGTGGTGGCATTGAACCCGTGGTTGTTGCTGTATCCATACTGGCCACCCATCATGGGCTGGCACATTGGCTGCATGGGTTGTGGTGGATTTATTCTTTCAGCAAACGATTTAGCACCTTTATTAATGGCAAACATTCCGATCAATGTGCTGATACTTCCAACCAATAAAAGCACAACGTCGTTTAAAAGTTTGGTGAAAGCCTGGTCTATCGGCGCCATAGATTTGATTGGCTGTGTTATGAAAATGACAGAATAGAGCATTGAAAACACTGTGAAGCCAAAGACAAGCATGACAACAACCACTGCAAAAAGCCACGCATAAACCTTTATAAGCTCAATCGTTTCCTCTGTGCTTTTAACTTCAGAAAGTTTCATTTTTTGGCTTCCTCTTGTGGCTGGACATCACCAATCTTTTTATCCAAGATTGGTGCGACTAAATACTCAGGACAAGTTTGGGTAAACATACATCTAGGCTTTTGGCACTCTGTCGCATGAAAATTGTCAGGATTCTGGCACTTGTAACGATATTTTTCGTCACAGCCAGTGAGCATTATCAAAGCAATTGCAAGCAGATATTTCATGTGTATACATCCACAGAATTAGGTTTAACCCATTGTGTCTTAATCTCTTTGGTCTTATGCGCCAGTTCTGCCTGCCTGTTCAAAATCTCCATCTGCTTTAGATTCTGCTGATGCATCACCCTCTGGGCCTCTCTCAGCATATTGGCGTTGATCTGGTAAGCCGTGATTTTCATTTTCCAAGCCCCACCTTTCCAAGCAATAGATTAACAATTCTGTCAGATAAGTCATCAGGCAGAAACTTCAGAAAACCTAAGAAATAAAGCGCCACACACCCATAGATAAATATCTTGAGGCATAGGTCAAAAGTCTTCTGATACTCATTCATCTGCCACCACATCTGCGAGTTGTTTCACAAAAGGTCATCAATTCATTGACCCCAATGAACACCAGAAACAAGACAAAAGCCACACCGCCAATGATCATGGCCAGCTCGTTCATCTCATCCTCTTTGGCTTTAGCTTCTTTTTCTGCTTTTTGTAAAGCAGCAAGCTCTCTGGCATCATCCCTGTCCATTTGAGCCTGGCGCTCTTTGATCTTATTCCACGTCAAAATCTGACCAGAGGTCATAAATAGCATCTTCAATTCTTCTTCAAAGGCTCTCGCTTGCTCCAGTGCCATCTCGATTTGAAGTGCCTGACCCATGTTTGAACCTTTGTTTTTCTTAGCCTCAAGCAAGGCTTTGGTGGCCACACTCTTTGCGTCAAACATCTTGCCAATCATTGGGGCAAGAGAGCCTAAATCATTGGCCACCTTGCTGGCCTTCTTGACCATGCTGATGGCGCTTTGTATCCCCGCCAGGGCCGTCATCGGATCAATCATTTCCTCTTCTCCCATTTGAGACAAACAACTTTCCGATTGTAGACATCACCGGTCCAAGACCACCTGGTGCATCGATATTCGGCAGTGGCTGCTAATAGGACCAGAGCATAGATCATGGCCAAAACGAAATGATGACAAAAAAGCACCAGATGATGGTGGCCGTCATTAAGGCCGCAGCAATGAGTGCCACGGCCCAGTCTTTCATAGCCCGAATATCTTT